TTCATTGCCCGGCTTAGATCAAAGTCTGATATGCTAATCGTAGTGTTCAAAGGCTATTATTTTCAATTTGTGATCTATGACAATAAGCGAATGAATAGAAAGCATTTTATTCTTGTAAATGATCCCGTTCTTTGTCGTTAGCTGAATTGTTGTTATTTCCCTGCTTTCAATTTCATATCCCTGTGCCGTATTTACCTGATCATAATCTAACATCTGCCCGCTTGTCATTGGCGTAACCTTAGCCCATATACGTATAAGATGTGAGTAACTTATCGCAGCCCCACCCATACCGTCCAGATTCTCAACTTTATCGACGAAGGTAATCCGGTCTTTGTAGATGCCAGGGTTCATATGAAAAAGTTTTTTGAGTAAGGTAACAGTTTTGCTTTTATCGTTTCAGGAATATGCCGATCCTGTTCTTCACGATCATACCAATACTTTGCCAGTTCCATGACGGCTATCTTTAACGCTTCCGGCAATGCCTCCACTCCTGATCCCCCATACCCGGCAATGTATTCCATTTTGTAATAATATTCCTCGTATGTTACCGGGAAATATACATTTTTATCCTGACTGCCACGTAGGTAATAATCACTGTTATCGGTTAGCTCTGTAGCCGTACCCTCATTATCATATTGTGTAATGGATATAACATTTACAACCGGGCCGCGTGGAATTGTCAAATGATAATCGTCAATGGCGTAATTATCGAACTCCAATGTATAGGTTTTCGATGTTAACGATACATTTAGATATTCTTCGATAAGTTGCCGGGCCGATTTACCTAAAGATACGATCAAGGCAAGTTCTGTGGCTTCGTCCTCGTCATATTTGAGAAAGTTCGTAAGTTCGGCCTGGGTTATAGGCTCCGATCCGTCAGTTTTTATTCTTATTTGGTACACGTCCGCGGCGTTTTAATTCTTTATTTTCCGGTATTCTCTTTTCCTCTTTTGTTTCTGTTGCAGTAGGTTTTTCTTTAACCTCCGTAACCAAGCCAGCGTCGACAAGCATGCGCATTGTCTTTGCATCCTGTGGTTTTGTTATTTCTTTTCCTTCCGAATTTAAATACATGGTTAAAAAGTATAATGGGAGGGCCGAAACCCTCCCGGTTATTATTCTTCCAGTTTACCAACAGCTCTGAAACGTATATAGTTAACGCCCCATTTAGCTGTAGTCGAAACATTGACAACTAATCTCATATACCTCCAGATAACACCTGTGCTGAGGTCTTCTAAAAAGACAGTTGCGTCTACTGACTGAGCTTCAGTTCCGGCGGTATTCGCAAGGGTATCAACCTCAAACCAATCCATACCATTAAGCGATCCCTGCAAAATAGCAATACCATTCGCACTACCAGAAATTTCATCCAGTTCTGCTTCAACACGGTAAAGATAAATTCCGTTACGAGGCACTCCCCAATATACGTATGCATCCGTACCACTAACGGCGGTATCCGCAGTTGTCCCGGTGTACTCATAGTAATGCTTTGCTGAAAAATCCAGCGAAGTCGTCATAACCTGTGCTTTTACGCTTACTATAAGCGCAAATAAAGCAAGTAATACAAATAACTTTTTCATTATGCTACGATTTTAGAGATTGCATCAGCAAAGGTTCCGTAAACAAAAGCATAGGCCCTGGTTGCCCCAACACCAAACGCCAACCTGTGGGAGGCGGTAAAGGTAATCAGATCATAAATTGGGTCGGTATCGTTCTGGTCGAACATTTTGATAGTCAGCGCACGGTTAACCCATGCTTTTGCCTGCGTGAAATCACCAATCAGGAAGGTTCCTGCGGTAATGTCATCACATTCAACCAAGCGAACACCGTCAACCATCATATCGCCGGACACCCACAGCGGGCGAACGTAATTGCCATTCTGATCCTTTACATATTTCAGGTTGGTAAGATCAACAGGATTCAAAAGGCAAATGTTTGCATTGTAACCTTTTTTACCGGTCAGCGAGGTATTACCCAAGCGAACCTGGAGGGCAGCAGCTTTGATCACGTCAAAGTTATTTGCAAAAGAAACAGCATCCAGACCGGTCGGTTTTGCAAATGTTTTTGCAACGGCAGACGTGGTATTGATAAGCCCTGACCAATTGATACTTGCATCGTATCCGGTCAAGAACTTTGTTTCACGAATGTACGGGATGTTGTTCATAAGCTGGTCCATTACCTCACCACGTACATACTCCCAGTCTTCGAGCTTCTCAGCCGAAATTTTGAAGTATTCGCCGATTTTGTGAACACCGAACTTGTAGGTGGTATAACCGGAATATGACTGCCCAAATACACCGGCCTCTGCTATGTTCGTAGCTGTTGCGCCGATGGTCTGACTTGAACGCTCAGTCATAATTGCATAATCGGTACTGATTGCACTTTTCGTGATCGTGTTCCAAATAGGGGTGGCACGAACAGGGGCAGATACAATACCAGGCTCATACAGACGCTGAATAACCGGGCCGTTCGTTTCTGTGAACGAGTTGGACGTGGTAAGCTCGTTAGCTTTTACGAGCAGTTCATGAGGCCGTTTGTCCTTGATTGCCTTTTTGTAGTCATCGGACTGCAACAGTCTTTTCAATTGCTGCTGAACGGTTTCCTGACCTTCTTTCGTGAAATTGGTCTTGTAGCTCTGAACTACATTGTCAAGTTCGTCAAGCTGCTTTTGAGCCTTTTCCATTTGCTCCGAAGGCACCATTTTGGCAACTTCATCCTGTAGGCTTTTAAGCTGCTCTGTTATTTTCTCAGAGTCGGCCTTTTTACCTACCTGGGCGAGAACATCATCGAACTTTTTATTTAGTCCGTCGGTGAACTCTTTTAATTGTTTTTCATCCATGTTTCAAAATTTTTAAATTGTCTTGTAAATATTTGATAGCGTCAAACGGCTCAGGTGGCGGCTCAATCTGAGTGCTTTCTCTGAGTGATTGTAAGTGTTTCAATATCTTTGTGATGTTTTCCTCAACTTTAGCGAGGTATTCATCTGTAAACTCTCCTTTTGCCAGTTTTGTTAGTTTGTCAAGTTCAGACAATAAGGCTTTTTCATTCTTAACGTCAATAACCGGGGTTTGGCTATTTGCACCCCAAGCGGTCAGGCTTGATACCTCCCATAACTTGTATTCGGATATTTCCCTGAAACCTGCCGGGTTTTTAGTGCTTTTAATTACATCATATGCGAACGAATGCTCTGTAATTGCACCGGCTTTGTATTCTTCGTATGTATCCCGGCCAAGTTGCGTGCCCATAATCAATTGTGACCTTGCCCAGGCCCCTTTTTCATCTTCGCCAAGTTCTTTTATAACTCCCGGTGTGGCATAAAAGTTATGGTTCTTAAAATGTTTTATACGGCCACGGTTTTCTGATATCGTTTTCAAAAAGGCTCCTTTTTTACTCATATCGCCGTCTGAATCGACATTATCAAAGGAATTGAAATAAAAGGTTACTATTCCTTTTTCATCCATATCCTTTAATCCAATTCCGCAGTATTTCAACTCATGTGTCATAATATACTATTTTCTACAGGTTCCCAACTCAATGCACATCTGCAATTTATCACGTTTTCAGCCCCGCCGTTCTGGTCACCAGGATATTGCATCTCATACTGACCAAATCGAAACGGTTCACCTTTTGCCGGCCTTTGCCGTCCTAAATCAGGCTCATAAAGCGTATGCCTCTCATTCTTTGCCAGTCCCATAGGTGCTGTCATCCACACCTTGCGCATACTCAGCCCTGAATTTTCTCCGGCTTTCATCGTTGCAAAGTTACTTGCACTCATTACCTCAGTCTGCACAATTCGCAACGACCGGTACCGGGACATACGCCGAAATTCATCGGTAAGCTCACGGCGCATCATACGTTCCATTTCTTGTATTCCAAGACCCTGCTCCTGACCACGACGAAGTATATCCTTTGACAAGTTTTGCAGTAATTCCTTCGAGTAATCCGTGATCATGGTAATTCTCATGCCGGTTTCAGCTTCGATAACTTTCTGAAATGTTTCATCCCATAAAGAACGTTCAACTTCTTCGATACCTTTTCGGAATCTTTGCTCACGGTAAAAATCCCAGCCAGTATCGTTGTATATATCATAAAATGTTTTTTTCAGTAAATTGTTGCTAACGATAGTATTTATTTTTTCGGTTATGACTGTTACATTGCCGATATTCAACTCGTTTAATACATCTGCAAGCTGTGCCATGAGCGCATTATAAACCTTTCGCTTATATCTGCGCTCGTATTTTAACCGCTTAGTATTTATTTGCTTCCAGGTCATTTATCTATTTTTAAAATGACATTACAGGATTTATCGTTAGTCA